CCATTTTCATCCTTTACATGTATATCTTCCTTCGTATAAATCCATGCGGCACACTCTGCATCCTCCCCCTGTTCTTTGATCATAGATGATACTCGGTCTTGAAGTTGCTTGAGAGTGTAATTCATGGTGTTGTGTTGATGAATTAAGTATAACAGGTATGAGGTCAGTTGACCACCATCTTGGTCACTTCCTCAACTGGTACACGAGAGACAATAAGACGACGAAAACCGTAGTCTCTCCAAGCGTCACATGCCTCATTGACCATACGATCATGCTGCCTCTCCATGCCCTTGTGAGTGGTACACTTGCCACACTTGCGGAAGTATACGACAGGATGACCAGGAGACTCAACGAAATCAACCTGAATCTTGTAGTGAGAGTGCTTGACGACCTGGACTGCCATGAAGTTTTCCCTTGAGTACCTTGTTAGTATAGGGCATCTACCAGCGGATTCTGGACAGTAGTGGACGCCTCTTCAACTGACACAGCATCAGCGATTCGTTCCTCTGAAATTTTATAGTATTGCTCATCGCTCTCAATTCCCACAAAGTTACGACCAGAGTTCATACATGCTACGCCTGTTGTACCACTACCCATGGTATTATCAAGCACTGTTTCACCCTCATTGGTGTATGTACGGATCAAATACTCCATTAGTGCAGAAGGTTTTTGAGTTGGATGATAACCCTTCTCTTGTCTGAATTTTAAAATGGTCTTAGGGTAGCGAGACCCATCCGGGTTGTCCCGATGCCTGGATTGTGCTTCTCCATAAACTTCACCAATTTTTGCAGTCTCTGATTTAAACCCACTGTAGGGAGTAGAGTACCACATTTGTGGATTATATACGGGTTTTTTTCTATAAAACACTAGAATATTCTCATGACTCTTAAGAGGCATAATCTTAACATTCATAGGGTTAGTTCCCTGTGGTTTTTCCCAGATCCATTCATACTTAAAGTTCTGAATGTTTGATGCAGCAAGTATAGTAGTAAAAGGTTGAGCAGCAGTAAATACCATTGCAGCATTTTCTTTACAGACTCTATTATATTGTTCCCACAACTTATCAAGAGGGATGATACTATCCCACTTACAGGCAGTTGTACCGTAGGGCAAATCTACCAGTAGCATGTTAATACTATCATCTGCAATCGTAGGCAGAAGATCTAAACAATCACCCAATAGTAAATTCACCATGCAGCAATATCCTTCACGAAGTCACATTCTAACAGAGCAGCAACATTTGTGCAAATGTAGTCATCATTACCAACTTTCTTGCCACCTTGCTGCACATTGAAATAGCACTTATCACTCTTCAAGTGTGCTTCAAAGTCTGCTTTGGTGATGAACACAATACGAGCATCTTTCTCATCAGGGTTGATACCACAGAAGATAAGACGCTCCCAATCTTTACCTACAGAAACATGATTGATAATAAACTTATCAACAGTCACACCACCTTTCTTGTTACGAGTAGCAAGAGCAAACTTAATCTCTGTCGGTATCATTATAGGTGTGTTCAACCATATTTTACTAATAACGCGATCATGTCCTGCGGTAGATGTTGCTGCACGTTCAACTTTATGTCCAAGATTATTCATCAACTGAGACACAAATCTTTCACCCAACTCACCTTTTTGCTTAGGTGAAAGAAATACATAACCCTCAAAGTTTGTACCCTTCCAAGGATCTTGAAGATTGCTGTCAATATAATCACGGAGAGAACCGTCTGAGAAGATAGATTCAAACATGAGTGGGTTGCATTGCTTTGACTCTTATAGAATACAGGAAAAAGGGTCCAGATCAACCGATAGTGGACACCTTACCAACTGACACAGTGGTTATTTGATCACTCTCCAGTTATCATCTCCATTCTCTTGCATCCAAAACCAGTAACGTCCAGAGATAGATGATAAAAACACCTTATCATCTTCCCGCTTCTCAATAGTACAAGAGTGTAGATTGTCCATCATGTTAGCAAAGCGATTCTTTGCTTTTTTGGACTTGGGTTGAACACAAATAAATTGTTTTTTCATGAGAGTTGTGATAAAGAATGAAGAATAGATCAGCGACGGGTTACAGAATCATACATTTCTCCTCTCTCAAAAATAATGTCAACACAGGTTTGTAATGCACGAGCAGTAGAGACACCAACCTGAGAATAGACAGGAACACAACAGAAACCGAAAGACTTATCTTTTGCAAGACGCAATACTCTACCAATACTTTGAGTCATCTCAATGGTGTCCATGTTACGCATGAAGATGACACCCTCCAACTGACTCACATTGATACCTTCAGACAAAATAGAACGGTGAAGAACAACAAATTTCTTGTCGGATTGGCGTCCCCAAGAGTTCAGAGTGTTGAAGAACTCCTCACGGGATACTTTCCTACCATCAACGATTGCACCAGTCTTAGCGGTGATATAGAGATAGGAATAACCACGATCAGAAAGTTGCTGGGCAAAATCTGTCTGGAACAGTGTGATCAACTGCTTGGTAGTCTTGGCACAAACCATAACTTTATTGATAGAAAGGTCATCAACAGTAGTGAGAATGTTGTTAGATTCAAGATGAGGAGTGATAGACTTGCGATCAACCTTGTCCATCTCAATCACCTTGACTTTAGGTGGCACAATGTAACCACCTTCAACCAACTCAGGTGCAGAAACTCGTGCAATAATAGGACCATAAACCATCTCATCATTCATGCCTGGTTTGGCAATAGTGACAGAAGTCTTACGAGTTGCAGTAAAGAAGTAGCAACGATCTGCTTCATCAGAAAAGAACTCAGTTGCAGGGAAAAAGTTACGCTTGACTGAATTATGTGCTTCATCAAAGAAGATCGTGTTGACCTCAATATCTGCCTGACGAACACGCTCAAGAGAATTGTAGGTAGTGAAGATAATCAAATTCTCACCAGCAGTACGAGCACAATTAGCAAACATTGCAATCTTGTCTACTTTTGTAGTGCTGAAGTGTTGAGTCTCACCACTATGAATGTGCATAATGTGAGTGTGACTGGAATCAATCACCTCAAGAAATTCAGAACACAATTGCTCTGCAAGAAGAATACGTGGAGCAACAACAACAGTAGTAGTACCACAATCAGTAGAATTAAGTATACGCTGAAGATCAGTAATCATACACATAGTTTTACCACCACCGGTAGGTACGATCACCTGACCTTTGTTGTACTGGGACAATCTCTCTACGATACGTTTTTGATGTGGGCGCAGAGTGATGTGCATGTAGTCTCTTGACTTGATGAATATAATATACACGAAAAAACCACCCCTGTGTGGAGTGGTGTGACAGTTTAGGAAGTGGCACTCTTCCACACTGGTTTCTTTGGTTGGATTCCTCCAGACCATATGTTTTCCTTATTTCTCCATTCTTTTCTTAATTTCTTATAATCATTATTGTTTGCTACAAAATCTCTGACTTTTTTAAATATCTGAGCAGATTTTGCGTAGTGACTTGTATCCCAATCATATGCCTGTGGAAGGACTTTACCCGTCTCTTTATGATACTTCTTACCCGAGTTATGGTTAGCATACCTTCTAGACCTTGTGAACCCCATCTCAAGAAACTTACGACACATATCCATACCTACAAAGTCAGATTGTTCTTTATAAGTTTTATACATCTCTAAAATTTTAAAAGATGATTGTGATGCTATATCAGGGGTTCTAAACTTCCAATGAATACAAATGTCGTCTGTATAAGGACGAACCAATAAAACTCCTTGTTCTCCCCTTCCAATACGATAAAGTTTACGAGTTTCTGAATCTGTGAAGTCAAGTTGTTTGTAATCCAGTTCATAATCAAATTCAATCATGAGTGTTCTATAGAGACTTAAAGTTTTCCCATCAACCTTAACAAAGATATTCTACAGAGATCTTAGGGTCTTGTCAAGGCATAAAAAAACCCTCCTTTCGGAGGGTTAAAGATCTTATTATGATTCAGATCATTCAGCAGTACCATCATACTCATTGCCTGGATTGGTTCCAGATCCATCAGCAATGTGATTACCTGTAAATGCAGAATCCAGTCTGGATCTGTTAGGGACAATGTATGCGTTTCCGTTTCCACGAACTTTAAAGTCTGGTGAGACAGCATCTTGACCAACGTATCTGTCGTTTGCACCAGATGTAGAACTAAATCCAGTTAATCTCACGTAAGCATTATCTCTTGCAAGAATTTGCAGAGTTGTTGTTGTATTACCACTTCCTGATGAAGAACCATTGTTGTCAAAGATTGTCGCTCTGTCATTCATGTTGACGTGACTACTCATCAGTGCTTCAATCGCAGTAAATGAGTATACTGAACCATACTTATTACCATCGGGGTTGTTTGAGGTAATACCTAGATTTCCACCGAGAGTAAAGTGTGAAGAACCATTAGCAAGGATAGCACGTCTATCATTAAAGGTAATTGTTGATAGACCAGACAGTCTATATGTTGCTGTTCCGTCTCCCCTCATGGCATCTTTGCTATTTCCTGCAACGTATAGTTGTCTAGCATTGATATTTGAGTCGTAACAAATAATTGCATGTCCTCCTGAAGATAGAACATCAGTTCTATCAATTCTAGCGTGAGAAGTCTCCGAGAGAACTACACCTGTTGATCCTGAGTTGACAACTTTTGCACCATTAGTAAGATAAATTGATGCTCCTCTGAAACCACGGACATTAATGCCGCCAGAGTTTGCCAGATATGCTCGAGATCCACCAAATGTTGCAAGTTGAGAGCACTGAGCATTTAGATGAGAGTTCAGATACTTACCATTTCCACCATAGACGTTAGCAGTTCTGAATACGCGAACACCGATTCTGCAATTAGTGATGCAAGAACCACCAGAAACATAACCGGAAGTACCAACATTATATCCGAAGTAGAATCCAAGCATAGAGCAGTTGACGACTCGGACACCACCACCCAACTGGGTGACCTTGACCTCATCTACAACTTCGAGATCTGTTTCATCATCATCGTCAAGATCAACTTCAAGGTAAGTTGCTTCAAAGTCGGAAGTATTCAGAGCAGAAGTGTTCCTATATCCACCGATGCTTCTACTAACATCAAATCTAGATGTTTGACCAACACCAATAACTGCGAGGTCTTTCAGAATTGGATTACCTCCACCCGGTTCAATAACAATACCACTACAATCATAGAAGGTAAGTCTAGTTCTATAGTAATTTCTTATAATTCCTTCGTTATATGTTCTTGACTGCAAAGAATCACCTTGTCCACCAACCATTGGGTTTGGATATGAACCTGCTGGAGATGTTGGATCAAAGAACTGATCGTGAGTATGAATACCAGCATTTGCTGATGGATTTCCACCATCACGGACACCTGCTTGATTGTAAAAGTGGTTTCCAGTATCGCCTGGTTTAGTTCCAGCAGTACCATAACCAACAATCATGATACCTGCACTCATCGCCTGAACTTTAAGCGATTCCGTGAAGAAGTATTCTCCTTGGTCTAGTTGAATAGTAATTGCTACACCAGGACTGATAACTGTCTTAGAAAGTCTATCAATCTCAGATCTTAGTTTTTCTGCTCTTCCAGTTGAAGTTGCACCACTCACATTAACAATAGTGTCCTCAGCAATAATTAGAGGACCACCAGTTGCTGAGGTGGTTAATACACCAGAAATACTGATGTCTTCAACCAGGAAAGAGGTAACTGTTGACCCGATGGTAACGTTTCTCGTTGTATCATCAACAGTAACTAGACTTGCTAGTTGTGATAATTCTCTATTGTTGTTCGCCATTTTAATTCTTTTTGCAGTGTCGTGTCTGTTTTATTTATAAATTATTTATTGTAAACACCCCTTGGGTATAATTGACCCTCTGTTGGGCGTTTACCTATTGACCAAGCTGGTTTTGATGCCTTTGGATCGGCACCATCAGTTGTTGTAAGAACATTCAAACTTAAAACTGTATAATTGTTGTTTTGCGTGGCCATTAAGCACTCTCCTGATTATTGATAGACTTTGACATAATTACCTCTCGGGAATAATTGTCCACTAATCGGGCGTTTACCAGTCAACCAAGTTCTCTTTGCTTTGTTATCAGCACTTATATTTATATTTCCAACTCTTACGGTTCCATTTGTAGATGTAAAACTATCATCTCCTGGAACATCACCTTGATATTGAAACTCAGTTGCCTCAGTATTGAAATCAGCAGCTGCTGTGAGAACATATAAACTTGCAGTTGCATAGTTATTGTTTTGTGTTGCCATTAGATTTTTCTCCCACAGAATGCAATTCCTCTTGTGAATCCTTTACTGTCTTCATAATTATAAGAAGCACAAATTATAACATAAACTTCAGTATCACTTACAGTAATTGTGTCACCTTGTTGAATATTGGTTTGTGTAGTATGAAATTCAAAATTAATTAGAACAAAATCATCTGGAATATAATATGGTGATGGTGCAATTTTTGCATTAAGTGGTATACCTTTGATTACCGCATTATAATGAACATTTGAATCCAAAGCATCTACTCCATAACCAAGAGAAGATCTGCCAGTTGACCCACTATTACTGCCACCGTCCTTGGTGCCACCGTCCCCACCACGAGATGTATTTGCTGTTCTCACATAGAAGAAATTATCATAGTATGATGATCCAGTATCCGCGAATGCACCTTTGTACCTAGTCAGAAAATCACCTACGCTATTAAAATTGCTATAACCCCATAATGCAGATCTCTTAGCGGCCCGCGGGCCCATAAATGTCTGAAAATCAATTGTACAACTAGTACTATCACCAGAACCACCTGGTTCAATTAGAGTAAGTCCACCGAGATAAAGGTGATCATAATCCCATAGAGACGATGTGAAATTATGCAAAAAGAATGTTGCGTAATTATTATCAGAGATCTTTGTAGAAGATCTTGTGTGTTGAGTATAGTTAAAAACTACAAAATTCGTATCTAGTCCTGACTTAAATATATTCAGTTGAAGTGGTTTATCAGTTCCTCCAGAAACTGTGATATTAGTTAATTGCTGGGCGTGGCCACCGGCGTCGGAACTTGAATCGGTAATCTTCGTGCCGTAACCGCCGCTGTATGAACCGCTTTGGGTACCTCCATCAAGGAAAGCACTTCCTCTCCAACTATTTGCATATCCATGCTTTTTGTCAGCAGTGTCATCTGTATTTGTCGGGTGAAATGATGAACCATCATATATTTTGATCTGAGTCTCAGATGTAGCTTTAAAACCAGTATAGGTATCGCCAAATCTTTTATTATTTTCAATCACACGACGAGCAACACCCCATGGATAAGTACCGTTAGTATCTTTATCAAACCAGGTAGATGCACTTCCAAATGTGCTGGGTGTTGCTCCACCAATCACATTAGCATTAAATGTTATATCTGTAGCATCATTATCAGAACCTCCAATATCAGCAGCTGATATTGTTAATGCCTCATTTTCAGCATATCCACTTCCTGGACGATTTACAAATACATTTGTAATGGAACCACCACCAGATCTTGCTACCATAAAAGACGCTCCTGAACCAGATCCCTCAGTTT